TCCTCCTCCTCTCCCAAACGGTTTAAAGACCTTTGGCGGGATAGTCCAGAGATTGCGGTTATCCAACGTCGCAAGACGGCGGATAAGCGCAGACACTGGAGTACCCCGCGAAAGATCCCCTCCAAGGGACGCCGCCTTACGCAAGTTACGACGTAAGGCGCGCGCCACTCGGGAAGCGTGAAGCTTCGACGGAGACACTGATGGGTCCGCGCCGTGAAGGAGGCCCCATAAGGCACCCTTCGCGGCACGATGCTCTAGTGAGCTCTGCCGTCGACCCTCCTTTCGCCAAGGCGAAGGGAGGGATCGCGCTAACCGAGTGATCGCAGCATCAGGTTGCACCAGCGTGTCCTGAGCGGCCTCATAACACATTGCATAGCAAGGTGAGAATGAAGTCGCCCATGACGAGGCGAATGCTCCCGGCTGTGGTCGCCTGTAGAGTGCGCCCGCCAAAGCGCGGCACACTAAACGGGAGGCCACAGCATGGATCCTGATGCTCGTCCCTTTGGAGGTCGGAAGTCCGCCCCCACCCAGCTCGCGGGGAAGGTAAGGCGGGATCCCCACTTTCGCCAAGCTGGCAGCTATGCCAGGTTGAAGAAAACGGAGAACCCGGGTTACCTTCTTCCAGCGACCTGGATGCGCACCCGCCACAGAGGAGGCGGCAGGCCCGTACACAGCCCACCCGGGGAGCGCATTGCGCTCACCGGCAAGGCGGTCCGTATGGACCGCCCATTTTAATGGGATGGTACGAGCCCAGCCGCGAAATCTGAGGCAGGTGCGCCTGGGTCCCGTCTCGCTGGCGCCCCATTCGACCAAATAGGACGAATGGGCCGGTCCGGAGGAAGTAAGGGCATAAAGCCTCTTCACCCTCTCGGCGCGGAGCACGTCAGCGAAGCGGAGGTCACCTACGGGCACCCTGGTCGTGCGTCGAGGGATCACCTTGCGAGGGAGAACTACCGCGGGTTCAACCGCATAGATCTCCTCCGTAAAGATCCCCCAACGACGCGACACAAGGTGTTTTCCGGGCGAGAAGACGGCCCCGCATTGCTGGGCAATCTCCTCGTACCGTGCAAGACGGTCCCGTCGCCAAATGGCGGCGAGATCGTCCCCACAGATGACCGCGGACTCCCTTAAACCGTGTGGATCCTGACCCCTTCCTCGGAGGCCCAAGGACTGATCCACCCAAAACAGGTGGGTCAGGCAAAGTAGCGGCCACGTCGTGGGAAGACCCATCAGGGCCCCTCGCGACGTTTCCACTACTTCGCCCGAAGGGTATCGCAGGAAGTACGGGCCAAGAGCACCGGT